TTGTATTTAAAGCGGCACGGATCATCCCAAGAACAAGCTGTTGCTGATCTTCGGGAACTTGCCTAAATAAATCAAGTAACATCTTCTCTCCCTCGGAAAGCTTCGGCTCTTCGGGGGATGAGCTATCCACTCTTTCCATAGGGACATCGTATCCCATAAGCCAAGCCTCACTAACATTAAGAGCCTTTGCCATAGCATATATTCTATCTTGCTTTGGCTCGTACGCGCCGCTTAAATATAAGCTCAAGGAGCTTTTAGGCACGTTAGCAAGCTTGCAAAGCTCGGATTGTCTCATATCTCTTATAGCCAAGGCTTTTGATATTCTTTTCCCACAAGATGCGACTCTTTCCTTATACATTCTATCACCTCCTTTTTCTATATTATACCATATGAGTTTGGAAAAAGCAACACTTTTGGCGAAATAGTGCAAAAAAAGTTTGGAAAATTTCAAAAACCCTCTTGACAAACGTATGTTCGGTGTTGTATAATGATGCCAAGAAGTTTGGAAAGCCAAACTTGCAGACAACTTAAGGAAGGAGGGCAGAAGATGAAGTACAACTATTCAAAGTTGCTCGGAAGAATGAAAGAGTGTGGCATCACTCAGGAGCAGCTTGCAAAGGAGATCGGAATGAACAAGGCTACACTGAGCGCAAAGCTTAACAACAAGTTTCAGTTCAAAGGCGATGAGATGGATTCCATTTGCAGGGTGCTTGATATCCCCAATGAAGAAATTGGCGCTTATTTTTTTGCAGCATAAGTTTGGAAAGCCAAACAACGTAGCAATGTAGCGATAAGCTGCATACTATGTAGGAATCATTTTTTAAGGAGTTTTTTATGAAAGAGAAAAAACTTACAGTTACGCTCCACATCGGAGGCAAGCAGGTTGATAAGCTGACACCCGAACAGACAGAGCGAATGGCAGAGAGGCTGTTCGAAACGATGAGCCTCTACTACACAGCAAATCCCGAAGAGTACAAAAAAATTCAAAATGCTGAATGAAAAGGAAACACAAAAGATGAAAAAATGGATCGTTACTCATACTCACGATGCAGTGAGCTATAAGAATACCGAGATTAAAGGGACAAGCTATACAGATGCTTTCGTTAATTTTATGGTAGCATATCCCGAAGAAACCGTTTGCAAAATAAAGGAGGCCTGATATGGATTACATTCCCGATTACACTGAACAGCACGATATGTATGAGGCGGCGCAGGAGAGAAGGCTGAGAAAGTATCCCAAGTGTGACTGCTGCGGCGAGAGAATCGTTGAGGAACAGTTCTACAACATCGAGGGGACTTATATTTGCGAAAATTGTATAAGCGATTACTTAGTTGATACAGACGATTATTTGGAGGATTAAAAAATGAAAGATAGCACTTTTAAGACTGTACTTGAGGCTATGGCTATGGAGATAGATAGACTCAAGGGTGAGGTTTTTATCCGTGAGTGTCAGATCGAGAAGCTTAAGGAAGAGAATAAGAAACTGAAGGAAGACGTTCAGGATTTTATGGATGCGCTGAAGGCGGAGGAGGTAGACGGTGGCTTGCTTTGATACCGGGGTTAAGAGATACATTAAGGCTCGTGCCGTGGTAGAGGTAAGCTTCCCCGTAGATTGGCGAGACAATCCTGAAATCGCCTGCAAGCATTGTAATTTCTTCGTAAGAGCTACACAGAGATGCGGCCTTACACAAACTATAGTAAATTTTCCTGAAAGGTATATAGGGGAATGCTGTCCCCTTGAAGAGGTAACAGAAGATGTGTAAATTCAGAGATTTAAGAGCAGATGAGATAGAGTGCCGTGTGCAGAGCGTAAAGGAGAACGGCCTTGTATTACTGCTTTATAAGGATGCAAGAGTAGATATGAATATCCTTGACGAGACGGTAGGCTCTTCCAATTGGCAGAGAGAGCATTACGAGTGTAAGGGTAACCTGTTCTGCCGGGTCGGAATCTGTGTCACGGCGAAAATTGATATGAGTGGAAACGAAGGTGACATTCTTGTTCCTGATTGGGTATGGAAGTCAGACTGCGGCACTGAGAGTAACACCGAAGCACAGAAGGGCGAGGCATCAGATTCCTTCAAGAGAGCTTGCTTTAATTGGGGCATCGGCAGAGAGCTTTATACTGCACCGTTCACTTGGATACCTGCTGATAAGTGCAATATCAAGCAGACAGGCAACGTTTACAAGTGCTTTGATAAATTCGTGGTGGAGAAGATCATCATCGAGAATAAGCAGATTACAGCTCTTGCTATATGGAATACTACAAAGAATTGCCGTGCTTTCGTATGGCAGAAGGACAAGCAATGAAGGTAACGGGAAAAATAGTCGGTGCGAACATCGGCTTTATGTCAAAGAAGCCTCAGCTTACCTTGGAGATCAACGAGCTTAATATTTTCAAGCAGCTTGTAGACGATATGAACGGCTTGGAAAAACTGTCCATAGAGATCAAGCCATACAAGCCGAGGCGGTCACTTGATGCAAACGCATACGCTTGGGTGCTTATGGACAAGCTCGCCTCCAAGACGGGTGAGTCTAAAGAGAATATCTACCGAGAGTACATCAGGCATATCGGAGGTAATTCCGACATTGTGTGTGCCAAAAATTCTGTCGTAGAAAAGCTTCGTAAGTGGTGGGGGAAGAACGGCATAGGTTGGGTAACGGATACGCTCCCAAGCAAAATAGAGGGGTGTACAAACGTCATTCTTTACTATGGCTCATCTACATACGATACGGCACAGATGTCAAGGCTGCTTGATTTAATCATTCAGGACTGCAAGCAGCTTGATATTCCCACAGAGACTCCCGATGAGATAGCGAGGTTAAAAGCATTATGGGCAGAAGCATAATACAAGATAATACCCATCGTTGCTTTATATGTGGCTCGCATAGGTGGCTTGAGTGGCATCACGTGTTTGGCGGTGCGCTGCGAGATAAGTCGGACAGGCTTGGTCTTGTGGTAAGGCTCTGTCATTACTGTCACAATGAGCCTCCGGGCGGAGTGCATCAGAATAGAGAGCGTAGGCGAAAATTACAAGCGCTTGCACAGAAAAAAGCTATGGAAGAGTACGGATGGAGTGTAGAGGACTTCATCAGAGAATTTTATAAAAATTATTTATAGGAGGCATTATGAAAATAACTCAGTGTCAAAGAATAATCGACTATATGAGAAGGTTTGGGTCTATATCTACTCTTGAGGCTTTTAATGACCTCGGAGTAGCAAGGCTTGCCTCAAGAATACACGATCTGAAGGGGCAGGGTTATAACATCACAAGCGAAACCAAAACAAGTAAAAACAGATATGGCGAGAGCGTATCCTTCAAGGTATACAGACTCGTAGAAAAGGAAGGTAATTAGTTATGGCATTAAATAAGGTTATCATTATGGGCAATATCTCAAACGAGGTAGAGCTGAAGCAGACACAGGGCGGCACTTCGGTGTGTTCATTCAATGTGGCGGTTGGCCGCTACTCCAAAGACCCACGAGAGGCAAAGACGGACTTCTTCACCGTGGTAGCTTGGCAGCAGAAGGCTGAATTTGTTAGCCGCTATTTCAAAAAGGGACAGGCTATCCTCGTATGCGGTAGGCTTGAGAACAGAGAGTGGTCTGACAAGAACGGAAACAAGCGTATCTCAACAGAAATCATTGCGGAGGAGATTTCCTTCGCCGGTAATAAAGAAAGCTCCACAGAGGCTAAAAATGAGGCTTATACGCCTACAGCATACTCTACACAGAATAGTCAGAATTTTGAGGATATTTCCTCGGGTGAAGACTTACCGTTCTAAGGGGGAAACAATGAAAGTATTAGAGCTGTTCGCAGGCACAAGGAGTATTGGCAAGGCTTTTGAGGCCAAAGGTCACGAGGTCTTTTCTGTAGAATGGGACAAGTCTTTTGATAACATTAGTCTTTATGCAGATATAGGTGGGTTAACTGCCAAAGATATCCTTGATAAATTCGGCAGACCCGATGTGGTATGGGCATCTCCCGATTGCGCCACCTTTAGTATTGCCGCTATTAGCCACCACAGACGAAAGAACGCGGAAACAGGCAACCTTGACCCCATCAGCGACTATGCGGCGTTTTGTGATGCGGTCGATCAGAATGTGCTGAAACTTATTTCTGAGCTGAAACCTCGCTTTTATTTCATTGAAAACCCAGTCGGTGGAATGCGTAAAATGATGTGGATGCAAGGCCTGCCTCGTTATACAGTTACATACTGCCAATATGGTGACGAGAGAATGAAGCCTACGGATATTTGGACTAATCATCCCGCGCCTTGCTTCAAACCGAGGTGTAAAAACGGTGACCCGTGCCACGTATCAGCTCCAAGAGGGGCAAGAACAGGGACACAGGGCCTAAAGGGCAGCAAGGAGCGAAGTGTTATTCCGGAAGAACTGTGCCGGCATAAAGAAATAGGAGAGTGATACATAATGGCTGAGAGAAGGATGTTTGCCAAGACTATAGTGACATCTGATGCATTCTTGGATATGCCATTGAGTGCAAGGTGTTTATATTTCACGCTTGGGATGCTTGCCGATGATGACGGATTTGTTAATAATCCTAAGAGCATTATGAGGCAGGTGGGAGCAAGTCAGGATGACTTAAATCTGCTCCTTGTAAAGCGATTCATTCTTGCATTTGATAGCGGTGTTATCGTCATTAAGCATTGGAGAATCCACAATTATATACAAAAGGACCGATATAAAGAGAGCAAATATATAGAGGAAAAAGCCTCCCTTATGATCGATGAAAAGGGCGCGTATACAGAATGTATCCAAGATGTATCCAAAATGGATACACAGGTTAGGTTAGGTAAGGCTAGTCTAGGTAAGGCTAGTTTAGTAGAGGGTAGTAGTGGCGATTCCGCCACCACGGCTACGGCCACAGAAGAAAATCAATTAAAGCTGATTGGCGGTGAGCTTGGGAAGAACGTGGTTTACCTCACGGATCGTCAGTTCGAGGATCTGATGGACAGGCTCGGTCTTGATGCCTTCAACCGCTATGTAGAGAGGCTTGCTACATTCATTATCGAGAATAATGCACGTATTAAGAGCCACTACGATACTATTCTCAAGTGGTGGGAAGAAGATTCCAAGGTAAGCACGAAGCCTAAAGCTAAGCCTGAAAAGGCGCGATACGGCAACTTCGATGTAAACGAAGCGTTTGAAAGAGCTTTAGAAAGGACTTATAACGATGGTTAAAAAGTACAAGATTACATACCGGGCGGTGAAGAATCATCGCTCGGTGGTGATGGATGCATTCTCTAAGTATGACGCAAAGCAGAGATTCTTTAGGACTTATCCCGACAAAGAAATCATTTCTATTACGGAGGTAGAAGGATGAAAGCAAGGTTACCTAAATCGTGGGACAGACTACCTAAGCACGAGAAGGATATCATCAACAGGGTAATGACCGATGAGGTAGTAAAGCAGGTTTGCCACGAGCAGGCGGAACTTCAGAAGATATGGCTTCAGATGGCTTGTATCGTTCTTAACAGATGCTTTGGCTTTGGTAAGAAGCGGCTCCTCCTCTTCCTTGCTAATTGGCGAGAGATGTACCGTATCAATACTAGATTAGACTCAAGAGAAGCACAGACCGAGTACCTTACCGGGGAGATGGAAAGAATCTTCGGTAAGGATGGGTATCCCACAGAATACATTGATAAATTGGAGAATTTATGATGAGAGATGTTGATAGAAGTGTCCCTTGTTATAACAACGGAAAGGGTTGCGACAGGCGGTGCGTGACAAGTACGTATAATTGCCACAGCAATTGCCCGGAATACAAAGCTTATCAGGAGAGATCAGCCAAGGATAGAGAGCTTCTCCATAAGCAGAGGAACGCCGACTACGCCTACATCGAGACAAGGGTTAAGGCGGCTTATAAGACAGCACACAAAAAAAGACAGCAGAAGGCTTGGGGGATAAATAAATGATGAAGAAAGATAATTTCGTTCTGATCCCGAAGGGGTCTGTGACAATTACGCAGAAGGAACTTGACGCTCTGAATGAGTATGCACAGAAGGTAAGGCGCGAGACTATCAAGGCAATATTTGCCGAGGTGGAGACGATGCTTCACACGAGGCACCGGATAGAGGAAACGTGGGGAAATATGTGCGAGGATCGTGATGATCGCGGCAAGTACCTCTACGGCGCTGGCATATGCGAAAAGCTTATATATGATTTACAGAAGATTGAGAGGAAGTATACCGATGAGACTAACTAAGTTTAACGAAGAGACCGGACAGTATGAGTATATCGAGAAGGCAAAGACTCTTGATGAGTACAGGGCGCAGAGAAAGGCTGCTATTCAGAAGCTCGGGGAGTTTGAGGATAAGACACCACAGTATATAGCATATTCTGACGGAAGAATAGAGGTCTTGGGACACAACGATCCTGTTGGAGAGCTGGGCGAATGTGGCTTAAAAAGAAAATGTATAGCCGACACCGTGAGGAAGATACAGTCCGAACTCCAAGAGCGTTGTATAAAGGGCGGTATTTACCCTGCGTATGTGGCAAGAACGATAGACCAAATCGCAAAAGAGATATTGGAGGGCGTAGATAATGAGTAAATGTGTTTTTGACTACGGTGAGGATATGTGCTATGCGGTTACGGAAAAGCAGTGCAAAGGCTGTAGGTTTCGTAAGACCCAAGAGGAGCTTCAGGAGGGAAGGGAAAAGGCCACAAAGAGGCTGATGACCTTGGACAGGCTGAGGCTTAACAAGATTAAGCAGAAGTATTATAACGACAGGAGACGCAGAGATGAACGAGTATGATGCTACAGAGCTGGCATATAAGAATGGCTACGAGAAAGGCTATGAGCAGGGCGTTCGGGATATGGCGGAGAGGCTTAAGAAGTATTACAACTCTCTTACGGGTAAGACTATGACGGTGGCGGTTGCTTATGCCATTAAGATTTCAGCAGAGGAGCTGATAGGAGATAAAGGGGGATGATGTATGCAAAACTATGTATCAAAAGAGGTAGTATGTCCCTTCTATAAGCAGGAGGAGGGGACCAAGATAAGGTGTGAGGGATTCTGCAAGTCCTGTAGCCTTCAGACGTCTTTTACCCGTAGAGAGTTGCTTCAGATGCACAAGGAGAGGCATTGTAATAGCTTTAAGGGTTTTCCTAAATGCCCTCTCTACTCAATAATAAATAAACAGTATGAGGTGAGCAAATGAACAAATACGGTAATAAGAAGATTGAGTATTGTGGCGAGGTATTTGATTCTAAGCGAGAATATTACCGATATATGGACTTAAAGCTTTTAGAGTCCTGCGGTGCTATCAGCAACCTCAGAAGGCAGGTGGTGTATGAGCTTATCCCGGTGCAGAGGGAGAAAAGTACCAAGGTCTATAAGAAGGGCAGAAAAAAGGGACAGCCTATTGAAGGCAAGATCATTGAGAAGGCTGTTACTTACATAGCAGATTTTGTCTACGTTGACAATACTACCGGCAAGGAGGTTGTTGAGGATGCGAAGGGTATGAGGACAAGGGACTATATCCTGAAGCGTAAGATGATGCTATATTTCCACGGTATTAAGATACAGGAGTGGTGAGATAAGAGGGGACTTCGGTCCTCTCTTTCTTTTTTTCATAGAGGGGGGATTTAGTTTTTTTAATGTTGTGTTTTAGAATATAGTCAACAAAAGGAGAGGAGGCTTTCTGTGGATTGGAAGCGCATAAAAGCTGAATATATAGCAGGCGGTACGAGCTACAGGAAGCTTGCCGAGAAGTATGGCGTATCGCCTACTACTCTTACTAAGGTTGCAGGCAGAGAAGGATGGGTAGAGGCAAGACAGCAGGCAGACATCAAAAAGACATCAAAAATAGTTGATGCTGTCAGCGATAAGGAAGCAAAGAAAGCTGTTGACATTATTGATGTTGCAGATAAGCTTCTTGAGAAGGCATCCGAGCTTATGGAGACTATGGTAGTTGATACACAGTCATTCAAGCAGCTTACATCAGCTCTGAAGGACCTTAAGGATATTAAGGGGTATAAATCTGCTATTGACCTTAAGGAGCAGGAGGCAAGGATCAGAAACCTCGAGAAGCAGGCAGAAGCTGAGGATAAGGACCGGGAAATCAAAGTTACTATTGAGGGCAACCTCGAAAAATATAGTAAATAACAGAGGAAACAAAAATGAAAACCATAATTATTCCCAAAAGATTCGGTTATCCCACGGTAGAAATCACCATCAATGGCAGGGAGTATTCCCTTCAGAGCGGTGTAGAGATAAGTGTGGAGGATTCGGTAGCAGAGGCTGTTGAGAATGCTATTGCACTTGCACCTGAGATTGGTGTGCCGAGGAATAGACTTGCTCGACTCGTTGAGGGACGCCTTGCAGAAATAACAGCGGAGGATTTGGAGGGCATATCAACACTAAGTAGCTGCGCCTTTTATGGTAACCTTGGCTTGGTAAAAGTGACTATCCCCAACGGAATCAAAACCATCGTAGGCAATGCGTTTGGTTATTGTGTGAATTTGGAAAGTGTAACTCTTCCCGAAGTGCCACCTTCGCTCGCAAATATTAATGCTTTTGATAGCATCAAGGCTACTTGTACTTTTTATTGCAAGACTCAGGAGAGTTTGGCGGCATATAAATCAGCAGCGAATTGGAGTACATTGTCAGGAAAGTATACTTTTGCTGTTAAGTCTTAATAGGAGATGATACCCAATGCCAACACTAACCATAAGTCCGCCAAGTGAAAAGCAGATACAATTCCTTGAGGCTGAGACTAAGCACATAGGCTTTGGTGGAGCGAGAGGGGGCGGTAAGTCTTGGAGTGTGAGAACTAAGGCAAAGCTGTTGGCTCTAAACTATGCAGGCATTCGCATCCTTATAGTACGCCGTACCTATCCTGAGCTTATTAATAACCACATCAATATACTTCGCACAGAGTTACTCGGCATTGCAAAATACAATGACAAGGACAAGGTACTGAAGTTCGTCAACGGCTCTACCATTAACTTTACCTATTGCGATAATGACAAGGACCTTGATAGATTACAGGGCGTGGAGTATGACGTAATCTTCCTTGATGAGGCAACGCAGCTTTCCGAGCATCAGATGAAGACCATCACAGCCTGCCTTCGTGGTGTTAATGACTTCCCTAAGAGGG